GGCTAAAATGTTCAAAGTATATAAAAATATTAATATAGACGAGTAGTTTGTTGCACCATATAAGATATATTCAGAAAAAGTACAATACGACTTAAAATACTATACACTAATGAGAAACTACAATACATACAGACTATACAGACAAAAAAAAGACAATAGAAAATACACACCAAAAGAATTTTCCGATTTACTAAAAAATAAAGTTGAAAAGTAAGCACAAAACAATTATAATATAAGAAATATGAGTACATTCACAAAATCAATGTTCGCGAGCATAAAAGATGCTCTCACAAAAGAGGGTAGTAGCAACAAGACTGCTGACATCCTGAGAACCAAGCCTGGTAATTCGTATGAGGTACGTTTGCTACCTAATATCGAGGATCCTTCAAAGACGTTTTATCATTACTATAGTCATGGCTGGACTAGTTATAGTACTGGACAATACGTCACTGCATTGAGTCCTACAACATGGGGTGATAGAGATCCAATTTCTGAATATCGATTAAAGATTTTCAGAAGTGGTACTCCTGAAGAGAAGGCTAAGTCGGATGCTATTTATAGGCGTGAGAATTGGCTAGTGAATGCATATGTAATTAATGACCCGGATGATCCTGAAAATAACGACACTGTCAAAATTTTACGATTTGGTAAACAGTTACATAAAATTATCATGGAAGGCATCTCCGGAGAGGACTCTGATCAATTTGGTGAAAAGATTTTTGATCTATCTGAAGGTGGTTGTACGTTTAGAGTGCGTTGTGAGAAGCAAGGAGATTACCCGACTTATGTCTCGAGTAAATTCCTAGTACCAGGCACCATCGCCGGCATGACTGACACTCGTGCTAAAGAAATTTATGAATCTGGTCACAAGCTAGATGAAACATTTCGTGTCAAGAGCTATGATGAATTAAAGCAAATGCTAGATGAACATTTTCATTGCATCGATCCAACTGCTGCGGTATCAGAGCCTGTAATAGAAGCTCCGCAAGCAAATACAGTCTCAAAAGATATGGACGTAGATGAGGAAGTGCCTATGGACTTCGATAGCAAGAAGGAAGAAGATGATGATTTGTTAGAAGATGACAAAGTACAAGAGCTATTAGCAGGTCTTGACGATGTCTGAGACAAAGGACAATAAAGACAACCCATACGCTAACAGAAATCATGACTCCGGCGGCGATATGGGCCGCGATGATATCTATGCAGTTGCAGGTCTACTAGGACAAGTCTCTAGCTCCTTAAACGCAATCGACCAACAAAATGTTGGAGGTGTAAACCAGTTTATACAAGCAAAGAAATTAGATCCTAAGCAAGTACTCAAGGGTATGGTTGCACCGACTACCGGTCAACCATTACCACCTCAACAACCCGTACAGGTCGAACAAATACCGGCTCCAATGTCTAGTGAACCGATTCAACAACCAACCCAACAACCAATTCAACAACCAATAATACAAACCGACAATTCACTAGAAAAGAGAGTAATTCAACTGGAGAAAGTAATCGAAAGTTATAAGAAGATTGTAAAATTTAAAAGAGGCATTAGCTACACAATAAACACAGCAAAGATCACCGGAGAATTTAAGAACCCAATTGATATAATCGATATAATTTCATCTGAGTTGTCTAAACAGACAAAATCAATTACATTAAAGCTTAATGACAACACTAAAAATTGACAACAAGCAGAGTTTTGTTAATGGGTTTCTGTCACCTATAAGTAAGCTATCTGAAAACACCGTCGTCAAAGTCCGTCCAGGTGAGTTTAATTCTTTAAGCTCTAGTAGTGATGGTACATTGATTGTTAACTGTGTGTTACCGCAACATAATGATGTAGATGATACAATATTTCTGAACATACCTGATATAAACAAGTTTATAAAGGTATTATCATGTGTCACAGATGAATCGATAATATTTAAGTTTAACAACAACAATCTAGAATATAGATCAAAAGATGTCGGGTTTAAATACCATCTATTAGCGGATGGGATCATCGATCCACCTACAGTTGATATAAACAAAATAAAGAAAATTGACTTTGACTTTAGATTCACAATACCAGCGTCCATAATCAATCAATTGATAAAAGCTAGTACATTTACAACAGATACCAATAAAATATATTTTTATGTTGAGGATGGTAAAGTTTTCGGTACTCTAACAGACAAACAGAGACATAATGTTGATAGTTTCACGCAATGTGTGTCTGATAGCCATGAAGGTGATGCCCTGAAGAAAGATCTAGCGATTGGATTTGAGACGATGCGTATAATAAGTAGCATAAGATTCGAAAATCTATACGTTAGAGTTAATCCTGATCTCAATGTATTCTTATTTCAGATAGACATGCCAAGTAACGGAAGAATAATGATTGTATCCTCAGGGTTTGTTGGATAATATAATTTATATGAAAAATAAAATACACACACTTTCATATTTCAAAAAACGACTAAAGGATAATGGTTATGTTATTTGGGATATCATGAAAAAATATTCAATGGAAGATCCACGCAAGTGGACGATTATGTTGAACCCTAGCATACAGTCAGTGTACATCACTTGCTATGTAAATCGCGAATCTTTAGGAGACATTCCGGAATTTGAATTTAACGATGGTGGGATGCGATTCCAGAAGAACTTAACACTAAAAACAAGTAGCATGGAGGTGGTAGTTAACATGTTAAACGATAAATGCATTTTATCGGATGATAGCCTTTATGTTAAGAAAGATTAAGTACTATGTACATGACACAGGACAGTGACAAAAATCCGAAAAAGGGTCCTAAAAAAACCGGGGCTAGAAAGCGTACTAAAAAAGCAGAGGAAAATTTTGACTTGGATGATGCATTTGAAAAAAAGATAAAAGCAGCATTAGAGGCAAATCTAGAGCAATATGCTAGAAAGAAAAATTTATCTCAAAAACAGGTTACTGCTATAACGTCCTTTGTAGAGGAACATTTAAGTTGTTTTGTATTGCTTGGTTATACTGTTGGTGGAGATCCAGTAACTATTGTTAATGCGAACACACAAAAAGATAGTGATTCGTTAGGAACTGCCTTATCTAAGTTTTTGGCAAAATATAGCGAACCGCCACCGACATTAGGACTGTTTTGATGAGAATACTAATTCTAGGTAAGGGTTATGTAGGAACCACGATGTCTAGAAAATTAGGATCCGCCTACGATGTGACAATATTATCAAAGTCGGATCTTGATTATACTAATCGTGCGAAACTTTTCATGTATCTAACAAAACAAGATAATAGATACAGTTACGTTATCAACACATGTGGATACACCGGGAGACCCAATGTAGATGCGTGTGAAGACAATAAAGAGGATACTTGGTATTATAATGTAAATGTCCCTATTAATATACAGAAGACGTGTAAGGATGTAGGTGTTAAATTAATACATATATCTAGTGGTTGTATATATGATGGATATGAAAAGGACTTTGAGGAAACAGATGAACCGAACTTTGGATTACTGACAGCGAGAAGTAGCTGGTATAGTAAAACTAAGCACGCGTGTGAGATGACGATGATGGATAGAGATGTATATATTTTCCGGATAAGAATGCCATTCTGTAGTACATGGAGTGAGAGAAATATTTTAACAAAATTGATAAAATATAATAACGTTATTGATTGTAAAAACTCATTAACAAACCTCGAAGATTTATGTGGGTTTATACTTTATTTTTTAGCAGATCTAGAAACCGATAAAGATCACCCGTACGGAATATACAATGTAGTGAACCCGGAACCTGTGTATACATCAGAAATAACCGAACTATTAACGAACTATGGTTTAGGTAATGACAGTTGGAATAAAATTTCACTAGAAGAACTATACAAAACAACAAAAGCTCATAGATCAAACTGTGTGTTAAGTGATAAAAAAATACACTCTTTAGACTTAAGCTTACCTAATACAATTAGAAGCTTAAAAAGGTGCATATCTGAAATGCGTGACACGGTTGATTTAAAATGATCACATGCGTGATAAAATAAAAAAGTGGTTACGTCAATCAGAATATACTAGACGTATATATGCAGTAAGGGAAGGGAGTTATAAAGGACACTTCCTAGTTTTTGTGAGCGAGACTGGAGATGATTTAAATTTCTTGATACTACCAGACAATGATGTAATGAGTGTACCTAAAGACGAATTTGTTGAGGGAGTTAACAAAAAAATAGTTGACTATATTCAAAAGCTCCCCAATAATGTATATGAAATCTGTTGTGCACAATATAATGAATCAAAAGCCAAAAGCGATATTAATAGACTCAAGCAATCTGCTACATCGGACGGTGTGGATAGCTGAAAACGTAAGAACTAACGTCAGCCCGTCGTATATATTTTTAACAAGTATTAAAAAATACGCTACAATGTTCGATTGTAGTAATATATATTCTGTTTGGGACAAGAGGCTCGTGAGAGGTATTAAGAACTACCGTCGGCAAGCCAAACAAGTTGAATATAAAGGTACTCGTGATGAAGAAAAAAACAAGAAGGTATTCCAACACGAGGATTTGACTACAGAGTTACTAAACACATTAGGTGTAAAAAACATGTACCCTGGGATACTCGAGGCTGATGATGTGATATCATGGTTATCGAAGGAAATACAAGGGCGAACTGTTATAGTTAGTGTAGATCAGGACATGTTACAGTTAATCGATCATAAAACCGTTGTTTATAGTCCGATAAAAGATGTATTAATAACAATTGAAAACTTCGAGGAAGTGACTGGTGTTAGTAATGATCAGTTTCTCCGATATAAATCGTTAATGGGGGATAAGTCTGATAATCTACCAGGGTTACCTAAGTGTGGACCTAAAACAGCAAAGAGGTTAATTGAGAAGTACCCTGATGACGCATTGTTAGAGGAGGAGCTCGGTGCAGAAAAGCTCAAACCTTACTACTTGAATAAGAAGCTGATCGATTTATCACAAGGAATGATCGAACATCCGGACGATCCACGCATTTATAATGAGCAGTATGAAAAACATAAGGAAACCCGACATGACTTCGGTCAATTTACTCAGATGTGTGAAGACTTAAATATGAATGCCATACTGAATAAGCTAGATGACTGGAAAACAACATTTACGGGTAATGAATTAGTATCCACACTGGAAAGTATTGTAAATAAACTCAATTTAGATAAGTAAATACATGCAGACACCATTAATACAACCTAAAATCATTGCATCACCATTCAGCGGTTCACCGATCCGGCCACAAATAAGAACAAGAGAAGACGTTCACAAGATATACACCGAAGCACATTATATATGTCCTGATTCCGGTAGGTTTGTGATGAAAGGTATCGTTAAGATCGAAGATAAGAAAAAATAACTTGCATAATTTGAGTATAATCGTTACAATCATGTGATGGTAATACCTGAAGAATTTATTATACAAAAATTCTACCAACATGCCGGTTATCCTCGGTATGTTAAGTCTACTAATACATATATGGGTGGATGTCCTGTGTGTAGGGAGGGCTCAAGTTGGGGTAGAAAGAGTAGATGTTATTATATACCTAAAGATACTGCAATTTGTTGTCACAACTGTGGCTGGTATGGTAAACCACTCAATTGGGTCATGGAAGTGGAGGGTATCGATTTTCAGCAGGTTGTAAAGCAAGTTGAGGATTGCGATTATGAGTATGGAATAGAGGATAAGATAAAGGACAAGAAGACATACGAAATACCTACATTACCTAATGATAGTATCAACTTATTTGATTCTAATCAGCTGAATTACTACAAGGATGTACCGATTGTGAGAGAAGCTGCAGAGTTGACAGTCACTAGACGTTTAAACAAAGCTGTAAACCGACCGAAAGCGTTATATGTTAGTTTAACAGACATGGTACATAAGGAGAGATTAGTAATACCGTTTTATAATAGAGAGAAGCAATGCGTCTTCTATCAATCACGGTCTATTCGTCAAGATGACCACCGCCCTAAATATTTGTCTAGACAAAACAGTGAAAAGACATTGTTTAATTACGATAACGTACAGTCAAGTGCTGATCATGTCTTTATAACTGAAGGTCCGATAGATTCCTTCTTTATACGCAATTCTGTTGCAGTAGCTGGTATACAAGAAAAGAGTAAACAAACCTTCACAACGACACAACAACAACAATTTGATCGTTTATTTCTGATGCAGTCTGTGTGGGTACTAGATAGTCAATGGCATGATGCTGCTAGTTATATGAAGTCAGAGTTCTTATTAAAAAACAACATGTGTGTGTTTATATGGCCTAAGGATGTTGGTCAAAAGTTCAAAGATATAAATGATATGTGTCAATATTTTGGTATCAACGAGATATCTAGTGAGTATATTTTGAAAAATACCTACTGCGGGTTAAAAGGTATTGTTAGATTAAAAAATATTAAATAGAGTCATGACCACTATCTTTACGCCTAGCAAGCAACAAATACTGTTTTAAGGATTCTCCTAAGCTGGACAGGTCTTGGGCCAATCTAGAAATCTTTTTACTCTCACTTCTTTGTACATCAGTCAAGATACTATCACAATCAGCTGCGTTGAGTTGAGCATTAACGGAACCCTCCTCAGTACCGTTCAAATAATCAATAAAATCTTCAACCTCGTTTATCCAAGTTGTTAGTGTCTGTATAGTTCTACCACTCTGTTGTCTCTTAAGTGCAATTTCCGGGTTATCCGGTACATCGAGTGCTGGTGCAGCCTCTGGTGTGTCCATTGTGTCTGCAATTGCTTGAGATTCATCATCTACAGGAGGTGCTGGTACATCTCCTGGAGATTCTTGTATCATGCTAAAAAACTTTTTTTGAAATACATTCATACCTTTAATTATTTATCAGTGTTGTATAAGTATTTATGATCATGTCAGAAGAAAAAAACAAAAAACAGGTTTTATTTGAAGATTTACAAATAGGTTCAAACAATTTTACTGGTGTAGGTAAGGGTCCTGGGCAGTCAGCCATGACACACAAGCCACAAAAGGTGACATTGTTAGATTTATTAAAACAAGCAAAGAATTGGGAGGAGGAGATGGGTAAAGCACCAAACAGGTTACCGTTTCCATTACAGGATGGGTTAAGTGAACAGATCGGTGATTTATATGTACGTACAGCTGAAATAAGACAAAAAGTTGCAGATTCTACAAAATACAGTATAATTAAGGATAATGAAAGTGCATCAAAATCAGTACAAAAAGTACACAATAAATTATCCGCTATATGTTCCGCAATCAAGGATGTTGTGCAGGATCTCGACGGACTGTCAGTTGGTACAGCCACAGACGAATTTCACGCATGATTAAAGCTATAGTGATGTCGTTAGGAATAACGACAATTGTGTCGTTAACTGTGGCTGTTCTCGGTAATGTTTTGTTTGATTTAAATCATTACAAGACATTCGTAGTTACTTTCACGTTACAACTATCTCTGTCGTATATATGGAGCAGTATTTTACAATTCTTATATAAAATGAAACTGGAAACAGAGGAAACAAAACGTGTAGAGATGTATACAACACAAGGGGTTACTGCTGATTGTGCTTATTGTAAAACATCGAATTATATACCTATACGAATGGATGAAGTGAATAGTTTCAAGTGTGATGATTGTAGCAAGGAAAACTCAATATATATTGACATAACAGTCGCACAAAAGACAGATATAATTGATAAAGAGAGTCTATCGATAACAGAATACATGAAGGAGAAAACTGATGGAGCAAGAGAATAATATCATAAAAAACGCGATTGAAAAGCCTAACACATCTCCTCGGGAGGCGGAACCGGATCAAATGATGACATTCGATCAACTGTGTGATTGTATGAATAATTTTTTTAGTACAAGAGACTATGAATCAAGACAGGCATACAAGCAGGGTTATGGTAGTGTTGTTGGAGAGGATTACACTAATATAGATATGTTGACTAATTTGTGTGAAATAATATACAATTATTGTACTGCTGATGATAAACTTTCAAAATCAGAGAGACAGAACATGAAAAACATAACTAAAGGCATGCAACAAATATATCGCGGAATGGGACAGTTTGATGCGAGTGTTAGGATGGATAATGTTTTGATCGCACAGCTAATGGGATATATTTTAAAAATAACAAGAAATTACTTTAATGATAGACGTAGATAAACATAAACAAACGATGTGTAAATTAACATCGAAAAAAGGTAAGAGCTATGAAATGTCCGAGTACGAAATTAGTCGATGGGCATCCTTAATAGAGGCTGTTGATATAATTGACGCTAAGGCATCTCAACTAGGTGCGAAAGGCTCCGCGATAAACTGGGTCAAGCCAATTGCTATACAAAAGTATATAGATGAACGTACAGAGAGCATGCTCTTTGAAATCCAGGAGGATTTAAAGGGGGAGCGTATATGCACTACATCGCCGGGACAGAAATAACTATAGCACCGAATAAATCATCCGGTAAGATTCGTCCTGGTATGACCGGGGCACAGATACGAGCTATGAGTCAAAAGTCAAGCACTTTCACTGATCAACGTGAGAAGCTAAAACCAGGTGTAAAGTATACACTGACTCGAGTATACAAGCAGGACGAAACACTTGTATATAAATTCATGACACCCGGAGAAATTGTTGAGTTACAGTTCGATAGTGTCGCATCTGCAGAAAAGTTTATATCTGAGGTGAGAAGTGAGGAATTACCGGATTATGATACAGCGTATAGAGAGATGACCGACTAGTCGTCATATCCACCATATATGTCATCATAATCACCATATACACTGTAATCAAAAATATTTCGGCTAGCTCTATCTACGTCTTCAAAGTAATACTGATCATCTTCTAATTGCGCGTCACCACTTAACCCACCATGGTACGTATCATCGGTTGGTTGCTCCAATCCGACCTCTGCTTCAATTCCTTGTTCGTAGCTATAATCGTAACGCTTGCCCTTTATTAGCCAGACGTAATGACCTAGTAATGGGTTCAATTGCTGTACGTCTTGATCCAATCTTTCTGTAATCTCAAATTTCTTCGCTCCTCTATTACCGGGTCTAGAGTCACCAAACTCGGTTAATTCTATAATATCTCCAGATTTTGGCTCTGGATAGGGATTCGCATCTGAGCTCATGCTTCTTGTATAACTTTCTATCGGTATAAAACCAGTTAATTCATCATCAGCAACCAAACCAAATTTTTGTAAAACAACAGAATTTTCATTAAGTGTAATTGCAAATACCATCTTCTCTGGTTCACTGAAAACCTGTGTAGGCTCTTCTCCATATAATGGGTCAACTGAATCTAGTGTAGTATTGTTTCTATAATAGTCAATAACTGTACCATATTGGTAAATTTGCTCCAACCACCAACCCTTGTAGTTATCACGCTCATTACAATTGACTTGTTTATCTAAAAACCTAAGCCCGTTATTATATTTAAATATATCGTCAATCTCTGCCATGTTTTGTTAAAATATATGAGCCCTTAATTGGATCCCAATTTACAACCATACCCGTGTTGCTCAAACTTTTTGGCTTGTCTCTAGGAAGTTCTTCTATGGGGTAGTTTTTGAGTATATGCTTTACATCGATATCGGATAGTATCTGTATGTCACTCTTCCCACTTCTTATTGCCTCTATCTTGTTGTTAAGTTCACCACTATATGTGAATTTTCCATCCCCGGTATATCTACCCTTGTATCTATCAGCAACCTGATTTTGTTTCTTAGCATCTCCACCTCTAGCATCCTTACGATGCCATGGGCTTTTAGCTGCATCATTCTTCTGCTGCTGGAAGTCCTGGAACTCCAGGAGCTTGGTAAAACGCCGCTCAAATAAAGTCATATAAGTATTTATAAAAAAAGCCGTTCTAATGAACGGCTCTTTTTTGTGATTTGGGGGTTAAATTGTTAATTAGTCTCCAATAGCTTTGCTTTTCGGGTTGTTGACCTTCCAGCTACCATTGTTTCCAGCGTTAGGGTGTGAGCGATCACCATGTCCACCTAATGGTTTTGGGTCTGGGTCTTCTTTGACTGTACCACCATCAGCTGATCCACCGGTTGGGCTTCCTGTTTTGGTGCTTTTTACCTTATTACTACCAGTGTTGCCAGCGTCAGGATGTGACCGGTCACCATGTCCACCTAATGGTTTTGGATCTGGTTCACTTACAACTGAGTCACCGAGCATTTCATCGTTCTCGTCTCCAAAGTCGTCTCCCAATTCTTCTTCTCCACCTTCTTCTTCACCTTCACCGCCGAGCTGGCTCATGAGAGCGTCGTGTAATTTTTCTGCTAGATCACGTGGTAGGCTTAATGTAACTTCGTCTTCACCGAGACTTAGTTCTTCATCACTACCCATCTCGTCACCAAGGCCTTCATCGCCCATGCCATCGAGATCGGCGAAAGGATCGTCTCCTTCCATGATCGTTGAGTATAATTTATCAAAGATATTTTTAGATTGGTCGCTCATAATTCTAGAAGTATTTATCTCCTCTCCGACACTTTTCCCGTGTTTTTTCGCGTTTTCTTTCAACCGTTCGCTGATTTTCTTCACATAATAATCATTATCCTTATCAGAACTCTCAGGCTTGACTATATTTTCATCAGCGCCCTCTGCGTTATTTGTTTCCGGTTTCAGGTCATGGGCTAGAGGAGAATCTCCAAGCGCCTCCGGGCAACTTCCAGACTTCCACACCTTATTGTCTTCATTTTCTATAATCAGACCATATGCCTGCTCGATATCTCTTGTGTCTCTTGATTCGTTCACATAAATACTTATGTTTTATGGCTACAGAATATCAACCTCAAGCAAACTTTAACGGTTCTGACAAGAATGTCTATATGGGTAATAAAAACTTACCTACAAGTAAGGCGGAGTTCGAGTGGACTCCTAAGATGGTCGCAGATCTTAAGAAATGTGGTAAGAATCTATTATATTTCGCAGAGAACTTCTTTACAATTGTTAATTTGGATCGTGGTCGTGAGAAGATAACATTATTTAAGTGTCAGAAGAAAGTTTTGAGAGCGTTGAGAGATAACCGATTTAACATAGTGCTAGCATCTAGACAAGTAGGAAAAACGACTATGATGACGATCTATACCTTGTGGGTCGCATGCTTTTTAGAGGATCAGAGAATATTAGTAGTAGCCAATAAAGAACAAACAGCAATAAACATATTCAAAAGAATCCGGTTGGCGTACGAACAATTACCAAATTGGCTAAAACCTGGAGTCGTTGAGTATGGAAAAACTAGCATGACGCTAACAAATGGTAGT